TGAGCATATTACTTTTAATTGGAAGTATCTAATTTAAGATATTTCTGATTTTAGACCTATAGTCCAACCTGATGAGCAATACATCACGGCAAGTTGATTTGGAAACAATAGCAACGTGGCATTTGGAAATAATAAGAACTCAGTTGGATTTAGCTGATTTCGATAGATCTTCTTGGACAAGTGTTTCTGATTGGGATTATTTAATGATATATGAGAGATTTTATAGAAATCATTATAAATTATATTTTAAAGCTACTAAATACGCTCCTGTGTATGAATTGTTAGACTTTTATAATATTAAGCCTGATGATCGACTTGGAAAACTTGGTGGAGAAGATTTGTGTTGATTATTTTTATAATTTGTTTTATATAGCTGTGTTCCGTTGCATTTTGTGGTTTGTGCTTTTAATCTTTAAAGATTAATGAACGACGACGATATTCCTTTACAACATTGGACTTTGTGGCCGTTTGAATTGACTGAAGCACAGCAGGTAAATATCGGGGTTGCGTTTGATAGCTTCGAAAGAAATAATTCTATTTACCTTTTGTTGCGTGAATTGCGTCGTATTGACGGTCCTTTTTGTTTGAAATTTATTTATAATAATCGCAATATTTGTCCTTTGTTTTTTGACGTGTTAACCCCTGGAGGTTGGAACGATTTTACTAGTGTTAATCTAGCTCTTAGTGAATATCTTCATCCTACTAGGGCTTACGATTTACACGTTACTCATCCTACTTCTTTTCGGTTTACTGAGCGTTTGTTGGAGGATATTGAGCGAACATTTGGAGGTCCCCGTGAGGACACACCACGTTTGGAAAGTTATTTTTTGGAACGAACACCTCGTGGTAGTGAATATTGGGACAGTTATATTCAATCTTTTGGTATACCCGTTGATGATTTTGGTGATCTATTAAATTTGGATTGATGTGGCCTATTGAAGTCCCAAATACTTGGTTACCTGTTATTTTTATTGCTAATATTGTTATTAATTTGTTTGCTTTGTATGCGTATTATTGTTTATGAGTATTTTCTTTCCTGAGTATTGTGATTTTATTCGTTTTCATAAGCGTGAATTTGAATTTGGTTTACGTATTTTGAAACAGATAAACTCTGGTTTTTTAAATTTCGACGAATTATTGCGAATTCTTGATCAGTATCGTCGTTTGCGTGTTCCTTGTGCCTTTGAATTTTGTTTAGAAATAGGTGAATTGCACGATAGGTTAAAAGAGAAAGTTTACTACGATCTTGTTGATCTTGAAATTACACTTATTGGATTAGCATTTTCTAAGGTGCGACTGCAATAATGGAGGGATCTTTTGTTAATGAGCGTTTTGAAGATAAGGAATTGATTTTGGTTGTTGTGCATGGTGT